TTGGAATTAAGTCCATTTGGTATACAATAAAAAAATCTTTTATTTATAAGTAATTTCAATCGTTTCTTCTTGTTTATTATATACTATTTTTTCAAATAATTTGTGAGCTAGAGTATCTTTTATATTAGGTGGCACAGAATCATCAGATAGTATTTTATATGCTTCTTCACATATTTTATAAGTTCTTTCTTTTCTCATCTTAACTGATTGATTATAGTTTAGTTTTTCTAGTTCTTTTTTTAAATTAGATTCTTCTTTATCAAGTTCTGTTTTATTTTCTTTATACTCATTTATTGTATCAATCCCATTAATATATGCATCTTTTATTCTTTTCCTTTTTATTTCCAATCTATCAAGTTGCTTTTTTAATAAACTTATTTCACTTAGTTCAATACTTTCAGTATTTTCTCCAATATTAATGTCTAGTCTTTCGCTATAATCTTTTTTTAGTTGTTCTAAAATGGTAGGAATTATTACAGAGTCACGTATATAATGGCTGCTTAAACATCTTCCTTTATTATATCCACAACATTGAAAATGGCCACTTCTTCCTTTCATTGCATTTACATGAGATAATGATGCTCCACATTCAGAACATTTTATTATACCTCTTAGCCAATGCTCGTTTTTTGAATATTCTTTTTTATATTTATACCACTTGTCTTTATGTTCTTGCATTTTCTTTTGAGCTAAATTCCATAATTCATCATCAATTATTGGTGGATGTTTTCCTTGACTAATTATCATATCAGGATGATCATAATTTCTTTTCATTCCACCTTCTGTAAATCGCACTTTACCAGTATATGTAATATTTTGTAATATTAATTTCATACTTCTATCACACCATTTATGTCCTCTAGTAGTTTTAAAGTTTGTATCATTCATAAACTTGCATAGCTTTCTAATTGTGGTATCTGGCTCAATCCACTTTTTAAATATCATTTTTACTATTTCGGCTTTTTCTTCATCTATGTATAATTGCTGTGTATTTTTATCATATTTATATCCATATGGTGCTACTCCTTGAAATTCTCCACGTGTAGCTTTTTCTTTTTTTCCTCTTTTAACATTTTCTGATAAATTTAATGAGTAATATTCATCCATCGCTTCATAAATAGATTCTAGAATTACAGATTCTTTTTTCTTTTCATCAATAGGTTGAGTTATTGATATGATTTCTATTTCTAATTTTTTTCTTAATAGAGTTTTATATGTTACAGACTCTTCTCTGTTTCTCGCAAATCTAGAAAAATCATAAACGAGAATTGTATTAAATGGTTTTGGCTTTTTCTTGGCATTAGCTATCATTTTTTGAAATTGTGGCCTTTTGTCAACTGTTCTTCCAGATATACCATTTTCCCTATATATATGCTCTGGAAGTATATCAATATTATTATCCTTTGCATATGCTATACATAATTTCATTTGTGAATCTGGAGAATATTCAGTTTGATCATCTGTTGAAACTCTTATATAAACTGCTGCTTTCTTTTCATTTAATTCTATCATTATAGCACTTTCCTTTCTATGTTTAATGTGCTATAATTGTATAGAAAAACTCATATACAATTATAGTGTATGTCTCATTATTTTTGTTATAGATTAGTAGTCTTTTGGGTTTTTCATTTTGGATCTAGAGTAGCCGCTCTAGATCTTTTTTTTATTTTTTATTAATAATAAAATCTTTATTCATTTTTATAAATTCTAGTATTTTATCCAAGTTTTCTTCTGTCAGTTCTTTATCTTCAAATAAATTACTATGTGTTAGTACATTTTGCAATGCCTCCTTAATATCAAAAACTGTTGTTTTTTCTTCCCAATCAAGCATATAGTTGGCATCTACTTTTAGTATTTTACAAAGAAGATAAATCGTATCTGCATCTGGTTTACTTGTTCCTCTTTCCCAATTTGAAATAGCAGTATCTCCATACTTCATATCTTTAAAACCCTCTTCATTAGCAAGTTGGGTTATTTTTTCTGCTAATTGTTTTTGACTAAGATTATTTTTAATCCTAGAATTTTTTATATTTAGCCCTAGACTCATTCTTTACGTCACCTCGTTTTGATTATATCATATAGACTGTAAAAACTTCAAGAAAATTGAAGAAAAATTCAAAAAAGCATTGACAACTTCAAATACAATGGATAAAATGGAATTAACTTCAAGATACTTGAAGTCAGATGGAGGTGAAAAAATGAGAATATATGAACGCATAAAAAAATATCTTGATGATAATGGAATTAAACAAAATGAGATTGCAAAAAGAAGTAATATTCCAGAAAATACTTTTTCAATGATATTAAATGGAAAAAGAAAATTAGAAGCAGATGAAGCACTTAGTATTTTAAAAGCATTAGGTGTAGATGCAAATACAATTTTTAACTATGAATAACATTTGGAGGATTTATGAAAAAAGAAAAGAAAAGTAGTAAATCTTTAAAGGTTATAGTTGTAAATCCACCCAGTAAAGAAAAAGCGGCTAAAATGATAAGACAAATATCTAAAGATATTAGTAATATTCATTTAAAAAAAATGGGTGATGATCAAAATGAAGAATAAGACTACTAATAAAATTAAGGAGACATTTATGAAAAAAAGAATAAAAATTAAATTTAAAAATTTAGCAGTATTAATTATTGCTTCAATTGCAGCATTAGTAATATTACATGATATTTATTATGTATCTGTATATAGTTGGATTTCAAAAATTACTTATTCATGGACTTGGTATGGTTTTATATCATTTATAGTTTGTGTTGGAATTTTAGATTTATGCTGTGATTATTTATTTAATTATGAAAAATAATTTAGGGTGAGGTTGGATATTTAAAAATACTAAATAGGAGACTAAATATGATATGTAAAATATCCAAAAAAAAAGAGAGAACTCAACTACCACGAAAAGTTCCCTTTGTCAAAATGACGTCTATATTTTAACATACAAGATCATATTTGTCAATTGAATAGGAGGTAGCAATGGAAAACAAACCTAATTATTATGCAGTTATCCCAGCAACTGTCAGATACGATACAAGACTTAAAGATAAAGCAAAATTGCTATATGGTGAAATAGCAGCATTAACCAATAAACATGGTGAATGTAGTGCTAGTAATAAATACTTTGCTGAACTCTATGATGTAGATATATCTACAATTTCCAGATTGATAAAAAATCTAAGTGATTATGGTTACATAAAAACAACGATTGTCTATAAAGAAAATACAAAAGAAATTGAAAAGAGGTATATGCAAATTTGCATAGAGGGTATATGCAAAAAAGTCAAAGATAATAAAGAAGAAGAATATAAAGAAATAAATAAAGAAAGTAATATTTTTGAATTAGTAGAAAAAAACTTAGGAAGAGTACTTAGTCCTATAGAAATAGAAGTTATTAATAAATGGGATTATGATACTAAAATTATAGAATTAGCTATTAGAGAATCTATTTTAAATAATGCTAAAACAATTAAATACATAGACAGAGTTCTATTTAACTGGAAGCAAAACAAAGTAGAAACTTTAGAAGATGCTGAAAGATATATAAAAGAATTTAGTAATAAAGCTAAACCTAGAAAAAAAGAAAAAGATTTATCTGATAACTATTATAAAGAACTATAAATGAATGATGTAGAAGAAACTATTTTAGGTCATTTATTACTAAAACCAAATCTTTTTAAAAGAACAGTAATATCTGATAATCATTTTCTAAATGAACAAAACAAGTTCATATTTAAATTAATAAAAAAACAATATGATGATATTCAAAGTATTGATTTGGTCGGAATAACAACCAACTATCTTAGTGAATTTAACACAAAAAATCCAGCAAACATTATCATACAAAAGATTAGTGAAATAATGGATCAAGTATTATTACAGGAAAATCATTACGATTATTATCAGGAATTATTATTTGACAAGTACATTGATAATGAGATGATGAAATCCATTAACAAATTTAAATCACAACAAATTAATAAGGAAACGTTATTACAAGAAATACATAATTTAGAATCACAATCAATAAAACTTGAAGATAACAGACTAAATAGTAATGAAATATTTCAGTTAATTAATTCCAAGAATAGAAATATTAATTTTAGGTTTAATAAGTTATCCGAAACAGCAAATATCCAGGAACATGATCTAGTAATTATTGCAGCTAGGACAGGTTTAGGAAAAAGTGGATTTTGTTTAAATCTTTTAGAAGATTTATCTGATAGATATAACTGTTTATATTTCAATATGGAAATAGCTGAAAAACAGCTATATCAAAGATTAGTATCAATTAATTCAAAAATAGATATGAAGTATTTAGATAATCCAGCGACTGATTATCAAAAAGATGCTATTAAGAAAGCTTGTGAGTCTATAGCATCTAAAAAAATAAAAATATATTCGCAAGGTCAAACAGTAGCAACAATCAGAAAAAAGATAACAAAAGAATCTAAGCAAGGTCATACGATAGTTTTTATTGATCATGTAGGCCTTATAAAATCTAAAAAAGATTCTTCACTATATGAGAATCTAACAGAAATAGTTAAAGAATTAAGACAAATATCTTTAGATTGTGATTGTACTATTATTTTAGTCAGTCAGTTAAACAGAAGTGCTGATAATAAACAATTACCTAAGATATCAGAATTAAAAGACACAGGTGAGTTAGAGCAATCAGCAACAACAGTAATTCTTATGCATGATGAGAATCAAGAAAAAAATATGTCAAAAGATGAAGTGCCTATTACTTTCTTAATAGGAAAAAATCGAAATGGATCTTTAGGAATGACACATTATCAATACAACAAATTAAATCAGAGATTCGAATAATAAAAGTGAGGTGTATATTTTGGAAAAAATAGATTATGAACAAATGAACAAATTATTAAATACATTAGAAAAAGCTAGAGTATCACATAATACGATATTAAGTATCTGTAATGTTAAATACTTACAAGATATAACAGTAGTTCAATATAACAACATATTACTTCTATTCTCACATTTTGAAGCAGTTCTAAACAATAAGGAAGATATATGTTAGATAATGAACTAAAAGAAGAAAATATTATTGTTAAAGATGAAATTCTTTATAACAAGACATCTATAGCATTAAGACAATATTTTCCACAGACATATGATTATTTAAGATTTGAAATCATCCCAAGAATATCCAAAAAAGGAAAACTTGATGGATCATATTCAATTAATCTCCCAACTCCAAAGCTATTTGAAAAAGCATATGGAAAAATCCAATTAGAGTTTTGTGTACAACATGACGTACTAATTATTGAACAAATTAAACCAAGTAATATTTTAATTAAATGTTTTAAGAACACTCCATCATTATATAAAGGTATTCCTTATTTCACAGAAAAAGAATACTTCAAACTACAATTATTCGATAAATATGAATAAGATACAGTATTTTATTGAACATATTGGACTCTATTGGAAAAGTAAATATTATGATTTAAAAAAAGAATACGATGAATATCGAGAAGAACACGAAACACATGAGAATGATTTAAGAATAATGTATTCTCAACAAAAGCATATGAAAAATGAAATAAGTCAATTAAAGAAAAAAAAGAAGAAAAAAAGAGGGAGAAGAAAGAAATGAGAACAATTGAATTAAATACTTATGAGTATTCTGATCTTATTAATTATTTAGAAAAACTAAAAGAATTAATAAGAACTAATCAAAGAGTTGAATCATCAAACCCACATGATCGTTGGGATAATACAAATTATGACATTATGAAAATAGATAGATTGTTAGATATAGTTCAAGGCAAAGTTTTTTCAGAAGGATATTTCAGACAAAAACCAAAACCATCGCAACAAAAAGATGATGATTCTGATGATTTGTTTTCTTTCTTAAAGGATTAGGAGGTCTATATGAATGTAGAATTATTAAAAACAATTATTATATGTGGAACAGTTTGTTTCTGTTTCTGGATAATGTATAGAAAAAAATGATTATTGGAAATGAAGTTTGGAAAAATATTGATTATGATTCCAGGTATCAAGTTTCTAATTTTGGAAGAATTAGGAAAAAGATTACCAAAGGTTATCGTTATTTAAAACCATTTAGAAAAGGAAATTTATTCCTGGTAAAAATAAAAGATAAAGATATGAATTGTGCTAGGCTTGTTGCTAATGCTTTTATACAAAAATTAACAAATAAGGATAGAGTGTATCACAAAAATAAATTAGATTTTGATAATTATTATAAGAACTTAGAAATTGTATCTTTAGAAGAATTAGGTAAAAGAACAGGACACATATCTAAATCAAAACGTGTTGTTGAAGTCAAAGATAATGAAATAATAAGAGATTGGAGATCTGCTAGAACAGCTGCAAAAGACTTGTTTGTTTCGTATCAGACAGTAATGGACTACTGTAATAAAAAAGTTCAAAAACCCATGTATAACTTAATGTGGGAAGATGATTATTTTAATGAAGTGTTTGATCCATTTACATGGGAACACAAAAAATAGGAGGAAATATGGAATTAAGTGATTTAAGACGAGGTGATATAGTTACATATGCTTCTGGAAGAACAAATTATGTAAATAAACCTCAAAATTATGAAATAAATTATACTAAAAAATTAACTAACATTGGATTAGGACCAGATTTTACAATAATGAAAATTCAAAGATATAAGAAAGTATTGTGTTTTTATATTTTAGTAACAATTTTTAAAAGAAAATTTTAGGAAGTGGTTATTATGAATAAAACGAATACTTTCGATATATTACTAATAGTTGTTTTAATTGCAGCATATGCATCGTTTATTTATTTTATAAAAGTATGTATTGATCTAAAAATATATGATAGTTGCTACAATAAACCAGCTACAGAATTTTATAATAATCACCAAAAGTTATGTAAAAAGTATGAGGATTATTAATTATGGAAAATATACAAACAAATATATTTTATGAAATAGATAAACAAAAAAACAAAGATCATGTAGCTACTCCTAGATGGGTAGTTGAAGACATTTACAAATTAATTGAAATCGAGTCATTTAATAATATTTGGTTTCCATTTAATAATTATGATTCACATTTTAAATTATATGCTGATGAATTAAAACTTAGATATAAAGCTACACATATTTTTGATGATTTAGGTAATGATTTTTTTAAAACAGAGCCACCTAAAGATTGTGATTTATTAATTAGTAATCCACCATTTAGTGAACAAAATGAAATAATTAAAAGAACATTTGAATTAGTTGAACAGGCAAAAATAAAATCTTTTTGTTTACTATTACCATTAGCAACATTAGAAACACCAACTAGAGCAGAGATGTACGAAAAATATGTTGATAAATTATCAATATTAATATTTAAAAAAAGAATAAAATTCTTAAATACAAAAGGCAGTTTTAATAAAGGATGTTGTTGGATTTGCTATAACATTCCAAATTTAAAAAGACAAATATATTGGATATAGAGGAGGAAATAAAATGTATATATTAAAAATTAATGACAATAAAGCAATATTTTATAGTTTAGCATCTTTACAAGATGTTCTAAAAAGATGTTTTAGATTATCTTTAGAAGAAATAAGAATTGGTAGACCATATATATTTCAACGAAAAAATAAGCAGTCAGTCAAACTGTTACTTATTAGGAGATAGAATATGGAATTATTGATAAGAAGTCAGAATAAGATGTCCTTAATAAAATATAACAAAAGTATTTGTATATCAAACAAAAATCCAGATGTAATAATTATAGATATTGATCTAAAAAAATCAGTTAAAAAAGATGCATATAGCATATTTGTTGATGGTGAAATAGCAGGTACTTATTTATCCAAAGCAAGAGCATTAGAAGTACTTGATGAAATAAACAGTAAAATAAAATGCCAATATCTTGTTAAATGTAATGCTTTATTAAAAGATGAAGATATGCAGAGAATAAAGAGGCATTTAACAAAAGAATATTTAGGGGATTTTATTTTAGAAGCTCCACCAATTGAAATAAAACCATTAAATTCAAATATTATCTATTATGAAATGCCAGAAAAGTAAGGAGGAAATATGAGAAATAAAAAAGAAGAAAATATAGATATTGTTGATATAAAAAAATTATCAAAAACAAGACATCATTACTACTTAAAGTCAAACCAAATATACTGTGAAGATCTTTTTTCAGAGGAAAAAGTTATTGTAGGTCGATATGATTCCACTATATATTATCCAGGTAAGATTGAAATAATAAAAGATAACAAAGAAGAATTAATTTCATTGACTCCAGAATTAATCTATATAAAAAAAGACTTTGATATGAGTCTCTTATTAAATATAGACTTTAAGATAAGAAAAGAAGATGGCTTTTATGTAAAAAAAATTTATTTGTGTAATGATGAAGATGATAAAAATTTTTATGAAATTGATCCAAATACTAGAATAGTTCATCTTACCAGATTAGATGGTCAATTGGATGATACAATAATTACGCTTTATAAAATAGGAGCAATAGAATAGGAGTAGAAGTTATTATGAAGAAAATATTATGTGTTAAAACAGGATATATATTACTATGTATATCTTTAATAATGATTTTTACAGGATTGTTATTAGAAATAAATAATTTAAATAATCAAGTAAAAGAACTAAGTGAATTTGTAAATATTCAAGGTAATCAAATTAATAAATGTAATGCCGAAAATAGTTCTTTATATAAAAATTATCTTGAATTAGAAGAAAAAAATATTGTGTTGGAGGCGAAAAATAAAGTATATGAAAAAGAATCAAAAGCTAAGGGAAATAATTAATCATTATGGCATCAAAAAACAATTGAAGCATTTTCAAACTGAAATATTTGAATTGAATGAAGCAGTATTAAATTACGAAAAAGAATCTATTGGAGATTTTGTAAATGCTATTTATAGAAATTGTTATAACATTTTAGTTGATACTATAAATGTACCGAAATTAAAAGATCCTCGTAGAGAACACGTAATTGAAGAAATAGCAGATGTAATGGTAATGCTAAAACAAATTCAATTACATTACAATATTAAAACAGAAACAATTAATGAAATTATGTCATATAAAATAGACAGACAATTAGAAAGAATAAAAGGGGAATCTAATGAAACTAATAATTAGAAAAGATTGTGATCCTAAATTTCTAAGTCTAAGAATGGTTAGAGAATATAGATTTAAAATAGTTGCTAAAATATTTAAAATATATTGGAAATTAAAAGGATATGAAGTAGAGGAATTAGATTTATGAAATATTTATTATTAATTGTTTTAGCAATAATTATCATATTTATATATTGTTGTTTAAAGGTAGGAGGTAAATCATAAATGATGGAATCACAAATAGGTATTAAAAAAATATCAATAATAAATGATGATGGAACTTCATCAGAAATAGCATCTGGAACAATTAATGCAAATATTAAATCTTTGGAAGATGATTGGGATTTATTTAAACAATCATTACAAACAGGTCTTGAAAAATCTTTTTATTTCACATTAAAAAAAATTAGATATAGAAGAAAAAAGAAGAACAGCAGGTGGATTTTAACAAAGACATATGTGACAGCAGCAACTATCCTTGATTTTTTAGATCCTCTATATTTAAACCCAAGAAAGAAGAAAAGTCCTAAAGGATTATTTATAAAAGTTGGAAGGAAGCATAAATGCCAAATAAGACATTAGAAGAATATCTAAAATCATATAATTATATACACAAAGATTTTATTGATAAGTTGGAAGAAATTTTAGGAATTGCTTTGTTTGAGTATCAAAAAATAATAATTGATTGTTTGATAGAAAAGAGCAAAAAAGGAAGTGATAAAAATTGAGTGAAAAAGAACAGCAATTTGAAAGAATATATAAAGAAACCGAAAATTTTGGAAGAACTCAATTTGTAAGAGAAATACAAATGCAAATTAATGATAATAAGAAAAAAGACAAAGAAATAGAAAGACTAAATAAAGAGTTACAAAATTTAGAAAAATTAAATAATGCTAACTATCAAAGTTTTATTGAAGTAAATAATATTATAAATGAATTAGGAAAATGGTTAGAAGATATGTCAAACCGAACAACATTACACATATCTACAATAACAGGTTTTACTATGTGTTTAAATAAATTACAAGAATTAAAAGAAGGCGAAAAAAGTGAAAAAAACTAAAGTTGTAAAATTACCAGCAATACCTGAAAGAGAAGAAACAAGAGAAATAAGAATTTGTGATAAATGCAATAAAGAATTATATGAATTTCATAATAATTTAAAAGTTGAAGTTTTTAGTGGTTCTGAAACTTATAAAGAACGAAAATACAATTATTATAAAGGTTATGATTTATGTTCTGATTGCGTAGAAGAATTTTTATTACCTCTATTAGAAAAAGAATTAAATAAAAATCCTAATGAATATGAGTATGAATATTGTTATGAATGTGATTATTAGTAAAATTAAAAGGAAGTGATGAGGAGTGAAAGAAGAAATAAAGTATTATAATTTTGAAAACACTGTAAAATGGCTAAATTTTGCATATTTCTTAAGAAATGAATTTCCATTTAATAGAAAAGATTTAGAAAATATAAAAACAGGTTGGGGTATGCTTATTATTCCTAGCAAAGGCATTGAAGAAACCATAGAAGCAAAATTAGGAAATAAAGAAGAAATGCCTTTAAAAGAAATAGTAATGTTATTTCAATTACCTTTTACTTATAAAGATAGCCTAGGGGTAATTAGTAAAAATATATCTTTAACATTTAGATATGATAAAACTTATAAATATGGAGAAATAAATAAGAATATTGCCGAGTGTTGTTACTTTATTCAAAAATATAGTAAAAAAATGAATGATTTTTATATACTTGATAATGAGTTTATATTTGAGTTCATGAGCTATTATGTAATAAATAATCAATGGGGATTAGGTGCTGAAACAATTTCCACATTTGTAGTTGAAAATTTATCTTGTTTAAAGGATGACATAAAAGAAATATAGCTTTAGGAGGTGAATCTATGGCTAAGTATTATCCAATAAAATATGGTAGATCGACTGTAAGACCATTAAAAAAAGAAGATGCATCTAATTTAATGATAATGCTCCAGAAGAAAAGAGATAATGAGCCTAATGAGACTTTAAAGAAGATGTATGATAGAGATTATTTACTAGTTAAATTAGGATTAAACACAGCATTTAGGATTAATGATCTATTAAAGATACAAGTAAATGAAAATCTTATTAAAGGTATTATGTATATCAGAGAGAATAAAACCAGGAAAGAACAATATTGGGAATTAAATCCTAAACTACATAAGGATGTAATGGATTATATATCCAGGAATAATCTATATGATGGTGAATACTTATTTCCATCAAGAGTAGGTACTAATAAACCTATAACTTCAACTAATGCTTGGATGAGGATAAAGAAGTATACAAAAGAATTAGGAATAAATTATTTAGTAGGATGTCATTCATTGAGAAAATGCTTTGCTAGAACATTCTATGAGAACACAAAAGATTTAATTACATTACAGAAAATGTTAAATCATTCCAGTCCACAGGTTACATTAATTTATATATGCTGGGATGATGAAGATCAATTAAAATCGAGAAAAGATTTTTATTTTTAAAAGTATATAATTAAAAAAATGAAAATTACAAAGTAGATACTAAAAATAGATGTGAATAAAATATTGAAAAACATTTAATAAATAAAAGAAAAATATCCACAATGTTGGTACTAAAACGAACTTAACAGAATTATCTCATTTTGTTAAGTATAGGATAGGGGTTGTTGGATAGGAAGGAGTCAAATGAGTGAAAAAGAATTAAGTCAATATTATTGGTTAAAACAAGAAATAAAAAGATTAGAAGACAGTATAGTTGAATTTGGATCTGGAGTGGGAGCCATTAAATATAACGATTCTATTAAATCTACTAAAAAAGTGGATTCTATCCAGGAAAAAAAAGTAGAACTTATAGATCAACTAATTGAGTTCAGATTAAGTGCCTTAGAAAAGTATTTAGAAATTGAGAGATATATTGAGACAGTCGATGATAGCGAAATTAGACACATTATGAGACTTAGATTTCTTGACTTAAAGGATTGGTCAACCATAGGTGAAGAAATCAATTGTGATAGGACTACAGCAGCTAGAAAACTAAGAAAATATATTAAGTTTCAAAAAGTTGCCCACAAATCCCATTGATTCTGTGATATTGTATATTGTAGAAAATAATCAAGAGAGAAAAACTCTCTTTTTTGTTTTCTAAATATCTTATATGGCACTTATCTTAACAGATAGTGGAAGGCAGTGATAAACTGCCTAGAGTTGATATATTTTATATCTATTCTAGGGTGTTTATCACTAAAAAATAATTTGAGGTGCATTCATATGAAAAATATAACGAGTGAAATGCTAAAGATTTATGTACCTTATTCTAATTTGGATTGGATGAACTATAAGTTAGTAAAAAAAGATGTAACTTTTCATCATATCCAAAAAAGATGTGATAATGGTGCAAGAACTATTGAGAATGGTTGTTTACTCATGCCTAATGCACATAATTATTTACATTTGATTGAATTTAAAGATATTGAGACATATACTGCTTTAAATAAAATATTTAAATATATTAATCAGCAGAGATATGAGCCTACAACCGAGCAAAGAGAACTAATTGAATATCTATTAGTTCAATTTGAAACTGAACACAGATGGGATAAAGGTAGCAAAGGTAAGCTACTTTTAAAACATAAATATTTAGAAAGATGGTAAGAACGAGAATATCGTTCTTTTTCTTTTGGAAAGGAGATGTGTTTATGAATTTAAGATGGTGGAAAGCAGCAGGAATAAGAGCAATTAAGACAGTTGCTCAAACTGCAGTTGCAATGATTGGAACTAGTGCTGTTATGGGTGATGTTGATTGGATCATGGTAGGCAGTGCCAGTTTATTAGCAGGAATACTAAGTTTATTAACTAGTGTTGCTGGTTTACCAGAATTAGAAAATGAAAAATAGAAATGGAGTGATTTAAATGGCAACAGAAAAAGTTGTAGAAAAAGTTGAAGAAGAAGTTGTTGAAGTAGTCGGAGATGATGAAGCAGTAATTAAAGAAGAAGGTGCTGAAAATGAAGGCTAATGATTTAGTAAATAAATTAAAAGATATAGCAATTAATTATAAGACATTATATGTTTATGCTTGTTTTGGATCACCATTAAACAATGCAAATAAACAAAGATATACTAACAATTGTGATTATAATAGACAACCAAGTAGAAGAAACAAAATCAATGCAGCAAGTTCTGATACATTTGGTTTTGACTGTGTAAATCTTATTAAAGGTGTTTTATGGGGATGGAATGGAAATCTTAATAAAACATATGGTGGAGCAGTATATGCTTCTAATGGAGTTCCTGATACAAACGCAAATGGTATGTTCTGGGATTGTTGCTATAATCAATCAAGTGATTTTAGTAATATAGTACCAGGAGAATTTGTATGGTTAGATGGCCATATTGGTGTATATATTGGTGATGGTCTTGCAGTAGAATGTACTCCTGCATTTCAGGATAAAGTTCAAATTACTGCAGTAGGTAATATTGGAGCAAAAAGTGGATATGCTACAAGAACATGGACTTCACATGGTAAATGTAAATTTATAGATTATTCTGGATCAGGTGGAGGTGGAGGTAGCACTGGACCTGATCAGATACTTCATAAAGGATCCAAAGTTATGATTAATGGAGTATTTAAGATAAATGAGATTAAATTACCTGGTGGAAAATACAAGAATGGAGCAGTAGGCTGCTACGATTTATGTTATGGCTCTCCTGTAGGAGAAAACGATTGGATTCCATGTGGACCATTAGGAGAATGTCAATCAGATAAAGAAAGAGCAAATTATGATAGTGATAATATAAATGTAGGAGAATATTTTATCTGCGATAAGATATTTACAGTTATAGATGTAGAAGATCCTACCAATGATACTCCAAATGGAGTAGCAATATTAGAAGCTGATGGAGTACAATTCAGAATGGATTGTGGACCATTAGTAGAAATAGCAGATTAGAAGGAGAAGAATATGATAAAAAGTGTTAAGATAAGTGGAAAAGAGTATGTAATGCAATCCAGTGCATATACTCAATTCGCATATAAAAATGAAACTGGAAGAAAGTTGTTAGATGATTTAAAAGAAATCACAAAACTAAAAAATGCAAAAACAGATGTGTTGTTATCAAAATATGATGATGTTGTAGAAATATTATTAAGAATTGCTTATACAATGATTCAAGAAAATGATAAAAACCAGGTATCTTCATTTGAAGATTTCTTAAAATCCATAACTAATTTATTTGAAGATACAGACTGGATTAGTGATGTTGTTGATCTTGCACAAGCACCCATATCAGGGGGAAATAAAAGAACTTCCCCACAAAGCAAATAATGAAAAACCAATAGATGAATTTGAAGTTGTCGCTTTAGCAAAAAGATTAGGAATTACGATAGAAGAGATGAAAGATATGACTTTTGTCTCTTTATTAAATGTTTTAATTAGCAGTGTCGATAATAATGAATCTGATACTAGGGAAGCAACTCAAGAAGATATTGACAAATATTTCTGATAGGAGTGTTAGTATGCAAAACATATTTTATTTTAAAAAAATTAGTAGAATAGGTGGAACAGAACAATTTCTTTATGAAATAGCTAAAAAATATGAAGATTGGGATATTACAGTTTTCTATGATGAAGCAAACATTGATCAATTAGCAAGATTAAGAAAATATGTAAGATGTAAAAAGCATATTCCAGGAGAAGTGGTGGAATGTGAAAAAGCCTTTTATAATTTTAATATTGATATGATGGATGATGTTATTTCAAAGAAAAATACATTTGTTTCTCATGCTAATTATGAAGAAATAGGTTATAGGCCACCGATTACCGATAGAAGATTAGATGATTTTATTGGAGTATCTAATTTTGCTGCATCTAAATTAGATGAATATGGTAAGAAACTAGGAATGGATATTAAAACAAAAAAGTGTTATAATCCATTGACAATTGAGCCAAAAGAAAAAGTACTAATATTAGTTAGTGCTGGAAGATTGGATGATGAGGTTAAAGGTGGAAAAAGGACACTACAATTAATTGATTCATTAGATAAGTATTGTGAAAAAACAGGTAGACATTATCTGTTTTTAATATTTTCTAATCCAGTTAATTTCGCAATTAAATCAAAAAATGTTACACTAATGACTCCTAGAGTCGATGTAAGACCATACATATCAATGGCTGATTATGTTATTCAATTATCTAATGATATGGAAACATACTGTTATACAATTAATGAAGCATGGTCATATGGAGTACCATGTGTAACTACTCCATTAACCATATGTAAGGAATTACCTATTAATGATAATATGAGATTAGAATGTGATTGGGATATGAATAACGTAGATGAAATAGTAAAGGAGATGTTTGAGAGGAAAGCATCTCCTTTTAAATACGTTCCACCAGAAGATGATTGGAGCAAGATATTAGCTCCAGGGAAAAGCACTTGGAAGGAGGAAAAGAATATGAAAGTTAAAGTTAGATGTATAAGAGATTACTTTGATTTAGAGTTAGATACTATTATTAGAGCTAATCCAGAAGATCCTAATTATGAGAGAGTCATAACTAGAGAACGTGCAGATAAGTTATTAGAACTTAACTTAATAGAAGAGCTTGGAGTTGTTAAAGAAGAGAAGAAAGAACAAGCAACAAAGCCTACAAAAAAAGTAGAAAAAGCAGTTAAATAATGAGCTATGGTGTAAGAAAAAGCTTTTACAATTCCAAAGCATGGAAGCAAGTAAAGAATAATATATGGATTAAACAACATCTATTATGCAATAGATGTCATAAGCCAGTGTATGTAAATGGATTAAGTGATTATCTACCTAAAGAAAAAAGAAGAACTGGGATAGTTCATCATAAAATATACTTAGATAATGAGAACGTTTATGATGATGCTATTGCTTTAAATGAAAATAATTTAGAAGGAATTTGCAAAGAATGTCATGAACTTGAACATCATCAAGATCAAGTTACTAGAAGTGAATATACTTTCGATGAGCAAGGTAATTTAATTTTAAGATAAGGGGGGCTATATAAGATAGCACAGTGCCATATGAGAAACCGAGGCCAGAGCCTTCAAAAATTGCTCATAATCGTGCATATCCCCCCATCTTTGCTGAAAGGAGGATAAAATGGATAAAATCAAGCCAGTTAATTTTAAAAAATTAAAAACTACTTTCAATAAAATGGATGACGATAAGGGAATGCTAGGATTATCTTTAGTCAAAGAATTAGAGTTTATGAAAACAACAATTAATAAACTTCAAAAAGAGATTAAAAGTAAAGGTGTAGTCACTCTAATGGATCAAGGTAAATACTTTGTTGAAAGAGCTAATCCAGCTTTAGTGCAGTATAATTCTTTGGTTAAAAATTATCAATCCACAGTCAAACAAGTAAATGACTTATTACCAGATTCTGGATCAGGTAATATTGATGACTTTGACAATGATGATCTATGACATATATAGAAGAATATTACAAGTGGATTGAGAAAAACCCCAATAAAGTCTGTAAGAAAGTCAAGACAATTTATCAAAGGCTAGTCATGGATTTAAAGAAACCAAAAACGGTTTCTTTTTTTAATAAGGCAACAGGTGAAAATGAAACCCATACTTATATTTTTGATGAAAGAAAAAGTCTAAGATGTATTCATTTTATTGAAAAGTATTGTCGCCAATCAAAAGGTATTTGGAATGGTAAACCTTTGAAACTAGAACTATTTCAAAAAGCATTTTTACAATCCTTGTTTGGATTTGTAGATAAAGATACAGGCTTGAGAAAGTACAAAAAAGCTGTATTATTCGTAGCTAGAAAAAATGGTAAATCTGTTTTAGATTCAGGTATTGCATTATATATGCTTACAAAAGATGGAGAAGGTGGAGCAGAAATTTATTCTGTTGCGACAAAGAAAGAACAAGCAAAAATTGTTTGGGAAGAATCAAAAAAAATGGTTAAAAAGAGTCCAGCATTAGCCAAAAGAATAAGATGTCTAATCGGTGGAATTTATTATGATGATAATGATTCTAGTTTTAGAGCTTTATCAAGTGATTCTAATTCATTGGATGGATTAAATGCTCACTTGGTAATAGCTGATGAGGTCCATGCATGGAAAGATAAGAATTTATTAGATGTTACCTATGATTCAATGGGGGCAAGAACTCAACCAATATATTTAGAAACATCTACTATGGGAACTGTAAGAGAAAATGTATTTGACATAGAATACGATTATGATTCCCAGGTAATAGATGGAACAATTGAAGATGAAACACTATTGCCTGTTATTTATGAATTGGATAACGAAAATGAGTGGACTGATGAAGAATGTTGGTTTAAAGCAAACCCATCTTTAGGAAGAATAAAATCAATAAAAAATCTAAGAGAAAAAGTTCAAAGAGCAAAAAACAATCCAATAGAATTAGTTAATTTACTATGTAAGGATTTTAATGTTAGACAAAATTCTTTAAATTCATGGCTAACTTTTGATGATCTTAATAATGAAAAAGTATATAAAGAATGGAAAGATAGTTATTGTATTGGAGGATGTGATTTATCCAGTACAACTGACTTAACTTCTGCAACAATACTTGGAGTAGTAAAAGGTGAAATAAGAGTTAAGCAAATGTATTGGATTCCTACTAATTTACTAGAAAAAAAAGTAATTGAAGATAAAATTCCATATGATAAATGGTTAGCAGCAGGATTAGTAAGATTATCAGGAACATCAAAAATCGACTATCATGATGTAACACTATGGTTTTTGGAGCAAGTTCAAGAATTTGATTTAAGACCATTGTGGGTAGGATATGATTCGTGGAACGCACAATTTTGGTGTGATGAAATGATAGAAAATGGTTTTGATATGGTTGAAATAAGACAAGGATATAAAACAGAATCTGCCCCATTAAAACAAATGAAAGCAGATTTAATGGATAAAAAAATAAATTACAACAATAATCCGATTCTAAAATGGAATTTATCAAATGTTGTTGTAAAAGTTGATGATAACGAAAATATTATGTTATCAAAAGAAAAAGCACGTCAAAGAATTGATGGTGCTGCAAGTTTAATGGATGCTTATGTGCTGTATGTAAATAAGCAACAAGAATTTTTAAATTATATTAATGAGGAGGTTTAATATGGAATGGAGAAGTATTTTTAAGAATATATTTGGTAATAATTCTAATACAAAGCAACCTTCTACTTCAACAGAAATAGAGATTATTGATGGTAGAAAAGCAGTTTTTACAAGATACAACGGAGATTTTGTAAATGATCCAGATGTAATAACTTGTGTTGATACGATTGCTAGAAATGCAGCAAAAATGCATCCTGTACATTTAAGTGATTTTGCTGGAAAGAAAAGAAGAGAACAGGATAAAATTTCAAATTATGTTGCTAAAAAGCCAAATGAATTACAAAATGCATATAAATTCTATTATCAAGTTGTTTCAAATTTGTTTTTTTATAACGATTCTATTATATATGTTCAACGAGATGAAAACTATAAACTAACAGGATTATATCCATTAGATTTTAGTGAAGGTAAATTTTATGAATATCAAGGTAAAATATGGGTTAAATTCAAATTTGGAAGAAAAAAAGAAAGATTTGTGCCTTATTCAGATTGTATTCATTTAACTAGATTCAATGATTTAGATGGACTGGTCGGAGGTAGTCAAAGACCATTGGTAAAAGTGCTTTCATTTAAACACGTATTAGATGAAGGTATCATAAACGCAATAAAAACTACTCAAAGCATTAGAGGTATTTTAAAATCAACTAAGTCAATTTTAAAACCAGAAGATGTAAAAAAGATGAGAGACCAATTTGTTAAAGATTTTATGGATGCAGATAATACTACTGGTATTGGTGGATTAGATGCAACAACAACTTTCGATCCTGTTGAGTTAAAGCCGACAGTAGCGACAGCAGAACAAGCAAAAAGTATTGATAACAAGATACTTTCTTATTTTGGTTTAAATGAAAACATTATTCAATCAAAATACAATGAAGATGAATGGAATGCTTTTTATGAGTCTGTATTAGAGCCAATTGGTATTCAAATGTCATTAGAATTTACTGACAAGATTTTCACTCCAACAGAAAAGAATTATGGCCATGAAATAATATTTGAGAGTAATAGATTACAATATGCTTCTAATAAGACAAAAATCGAAATATTAAGATATGGAGGTAATATCTTTTATGTTGACGAGTTAAGAGAAGTGTTTAATATGGCCCCTCTTCCAGATGGAGAAGGCCAAAAGATATTAATTGATCAGAATCATCAGCAAAATAATAATATTGATGATTCTAATGATGAAAATGAGGAGGGAGATGAAGAAAATGAAGGAGAAGGAAATTAGAAAACTAGATATTCAATTAAGAGCATCAGAAGCAGAAGACAATAAAATGGAAATAAAAGGATATGCAGTAGTTTTTAATAGTCCAGAAACTTATTATGGATATACAGAAGTTATTGCTCCAACTGCTTTTGATGAAGCTGATATGTCAGATGTTGTTTTGAGATATAATCATAATGATAGTTTTATTATATTGGCAAGAACAAGAAATAAATCATTAAAACTCGACACAGATGGGACTGGTTTAAGTATTGATGCATTTTTACAAGAAGATATATCAGATCATAGAAATATATTTAATGCAATTAAAACACAATTGATTGATAAGCAAAGTTTTGGTTTCACTGTAGAAGAAGATGAGTATGATTATGAGTCAGATACAAGAACAATTACCAAAATTGGTAAATTATTTGATGTATCTGTAGTAGATCAACCATTTTATAATGGAACTGATGTATCTGTTGCTAGAAATATATCTGATGATTTCTTAAAGAGAAGAGCTGAACTTAGAAAAGAATATGAAGCTAAAGAAGCCTTAAAAAAGGCAAAAGAAAGACTAATATCAAAATTAGGTTAATGCGATTATGGGAAAGGAACTGGAGAGTTCCTTTTTTGTTGGTGGAGACTAACTAAGTCGTTTTAATAAATACTTGGAGAAGTATTTTTAGATGGAATTTAGGAGGCCAAAAAGAACTAAAAAATATGAGGAGGTCTATATGAATAGATTACAAGAAATAGAGCAACGTAAGGCTGAAATAGATAAACGTAAGACTGAAATTAGATCTGAATTGGAAACAGTTGAAGATGTCAACAAAGTTGAAGAATTAGAAAAAGAAGTTGATTCGTTAGATCAAGAAGCAACTGCTCTAAAAGAAGAGTCTGAATTAATTTCAGAACATAATAAAAATGAAAAAGAAGCTTCTGCTGTAGAAGAAAAATCAGCAGTAAAAGCAAAAAAAATGGAGGAAAAGAATATGAACGAAGAAAGAAAGTATAATTTATCTAGTCCAGAGTATCGTACTGCTTGGGCTAAAAAAGTAATGGGTTTATCAGATGATAAATTCACTGCAGAAGAAAAAAGAGCTTTAGGAGATGCCATTACTACAACTGCAACAGAATTTGTAGCTTCTGATGCAGATACACAAGGAATTAATAATGGTGGATTATTTATTCCAACAAGTGTCAGAATGGAATTAATGGAGTTAATGGAAAAGGCTTCACCATTCTTTAGAGACATTAGAAAATTAGCTGTTCAAGGTAATGTTGATTTACCATACTTATTTGAGGCAGATGATGCTAATTGGTATGCTGAAACAACTGAAACTAAGAACGAAGGTCAAGAATATAAAAACCTTCAATTAACTGGTTGGGAGTTAGCTAAAGATGTAGTTATTACATGGAAATTAGAGGAAATGGCTGTTGATTCATTTATTGACTTTATCATTGATGAATTATTCAATAAAATGGCTAAAACTTTAATTACTGCTACTATTTATGGTACAGGATCTAATATGCCAACTGGTGCAATCTATGGAGAAACTCCAGTACAAACAGGAGATGATTCAATTGCACGTGTATTAAATACATATGGAGCATTATCAGAAGATGCAAAAATTGGTGCTAATGTATATATTTCATCAGCTGTTAATTTAGACATTATTTCTTACAAAGATAATAATGGAAATTATCCATATTTAGCTGGTCTTCCAAAAGTAAGTGGATTTAATGTAGAAGTTGATCCATATTTAAAAGAAAAAGATATCCTTGCAGGAAATGCAAGATATTATATCTTAAATGAAAATACTCCTGTAAGACTTGATAAAGAAAGAACTGTTAAAGGTAGAAAAGTAACTTATGGTGCTTATGCTATCTATGATGGTAAACCAAAACCAGGATACTTCAAAAAAGGTACAACTGCTAATTTACCATCTGCTTAATTGTTAGAAAGAAGGTATGAGTAGGCTATGCTAGAAGATATAAAAAAAGCTCAAGGTATTAACCATGATGAGTTTGATGATACAATAAAAAATCTTATCGCAGCAGCGAAAAAAGATTTAAAAGCTGTTGGCATAGCCGATAGCTTTTTAGATAAAGAAGTAGATCCTTTAGTTCGTCAAGCAATTAATACATATGCATTATCTAACTTAGATGTAGATAATAGTGAAATGTATGCTAACAGTTATTTATCTCAAAAAGATGCATTGAGACATTATAATGAATATCATTCTAATCCAGAAATCAGTGAGGTTGAAGATGGAGTACACTGAAATTATTTATCTAATGCGTAGAAGTGTTGAATTAGATGATATAGGTAATAATATATCATCTAATTTTGAAACACGTTTTAAATGCTATGCAAAAAAGCAAAGTGTTAGAACAAATGAATTTTATAATGCTACTCAAATAGGGCTTTCTCCATCAGTGGAATTTGTTATAAAAAGACTAAATTATCACGATGAGGAAGAATTATTTTGGAATGATAAGAGATATAAAATAATAAGAACTGTTGATCCTAAAAACAAAAATGATATTGTTTTAGTTTGTGAAAGACAAATTGGTATAAATGAATAATAATAGCATTTTAGATGTCGTATCTATTCTGGATGATTATTCTAAAGATATTCAGGAAGGAATAGAAGATTCAGCAGTAGAAGTAGCTAAAAAAGGTGCTTCTACTCTGAAAAAGACATCACCAGTTAATAAAAAAAAGACATCCCATAAAGGTAAATATGCCAAAGGATGGAGAACTAAAACAGAAAAGAGTTTTGGATCAGTTAATGTTATTATTCACAATGCAACTGATTATCAATTAACACATCTATTGGAAAAGCCACATTTAACCAGGAATGGTGGAATCACTAAACCTAATGTGCATATTAAGCCAGTAGAAGATACTTGTATTAATGAATATGAGAGAAAGGTAGAAGAGGTAATACAAAATGCATAAAAAAATATACGATTTATTATGTCAATTAGAAATACCTGTAGCATATGATCATTTCGCTACAAATAAGAATATAGAGCCACCATTTATTGCTTATAGAGAGATTCCAGAAGATACTTTCAAAGCAGATGGGAAAACTTATTATAGAGATTATAGTTTTGAAATAGAAATGGTAACCATTAAAAAAGATATTGCATTACAGAAAAAACTTGAAGAACTATTAGATTCTAACAATATTCCATACGATATTGGTGATGAAGTATGGGATAGTGATGAAAAAATATATCACAATTATTATGAAATATAGGAGGAAATTATGAATAAAGTAAAGTTTGGTCTTAGTAATGTTCATATTGCTAAGATTATTTATGGTGCAAATAATGAAATTACATATGACACAGTATTTGCTATTCCAGGAGCAGTAACTTTAACTTTGGATCCATCAGGAGAAGAAGTTGATTTTCATGCAGATAATACATCTTATTTTAAAGATAGAGGCAATGATGGTTATTCTGGATCTTTGGAACTTGCATTAGTGCCAGATGAATTTAAAACAAAAATTCTAGGACTTACTACTGATGCAAATGGTGCATTATTTGAAAATAAAGATGATAAAGTAAATGATTTTGCTTTAGGATTCCAAATTGATGGAGATGCTGAAAATAGAAAGTATTGGTATTATAATGTTAATGCTTCAAGACCTTCTGTAGCTTCTAAAACTAGAGAAAAGTCAAAAGAGCCTGTTACTGAAACTTTAAATATAACTGCATCTGCAAGACCTACAGATGGACAAGTTAAGACAGAATTAGCTCCAACAGTTGCTAATAAGACTGCATATGATGCATTCTTTGAATCTGTTTATGAAAAAACTCCATCTGCATAAAAAGAACTACTCTTTTGAGTAGTACAAAAACTACTCATTAGGGTAGTTTTTTTAGTATTCAAAAGAAGGAGGATTATATGGCATCAAAAAATATTAAAGGTATTACTATTGAAATTGGTGGTAATACTACTAAATTACAAAATGCTTTGAAAGATGTAGACAGTGTTGTATATAAAACCAATACTGAATTAAAATCTTTAAATCAAGCATTAAAATTAGATCCTAAAAATACTGAATTATTGGCACAAAAACAAGATGTTTTAAAAAAGAACATTGCAGCAACTACTGAAAGATTGAATACTTTAAAAGAAGCTCAAAGGCAAATGGGAAACTATAATTCTCTAACCGATGAACAAAAAGAAAACTATCGAGCTTTAAGTGTAGAAATAGCCAAAAGCGAATCTGCTCTTAATAAGCTAAATAAAGAATTGAAAACATCTTCAGGAATAAATTTAGATGGTTTAAAGGAAGGATTAAAAAAAGTTGGAGATGTAGCAGCAACAGTAGCAAAAAAAATGGCCGAAGTAAGTGCAGTTGTCGGTGGTGCATTAGCTGGAATTGTTGCAGCAGGAGTCAAGTCTTATTCCTCATTAGAACAATCTATTGGAGGTGTAGAAACTCTTTTTGGTGATAGTGCAAAAACAGTAATACAAAATGCAGAGCAAGCATATAAGACAGCAGGTGTATCAGCCAATGAATATATGGAAGGCGTTACATCATTTGCAGCTTCTTTATTACAATCAGTAGGAGGAAATACAGAAGAAGCAGCTAAAACAGCAGATATGGCTTTTAAAGATATGTCTGATAATGCTAATAAGTTTGGTACAGATATGCAGTCTATTCAAAATGCATATCAAGGATTTGCTAAGCAAAATTACACTATGTTAGATAATCTAAAATTAGGATATGGTGGAACAAAATCTGAAATGGAAAGACTGCTTTCTGATGCAGAAAAATTAACTGGAGTACAATATGACATTTCAAATCTTAATGATGTTTATAATGCAATTCATGCTATTCAAGAAAATTTAGGTGTTACTGGTACAACTGCTCAAGAAGCAGAAAAAACAATTAGTGGATCAGTAAGTGCTATGAAAGCAGCATTTGACAATTTCTTGAATGGCAGTGGTAGTCCAGAAGCACTTGCAGAATCTATTTCTAATGTTTTAAAAAATATAGGTGATGCAATAACTAAATTGGCTCCAAATATTTTAAATGGAATTGTTTCTTTAGTAGAAACACTAGTACCACAAATAGGAACAATGTTAGTTACGTTAATACCACAGTTGTTAGATGCAATCACTAATATGATTGATAGTTTATTAAATTTGTTAACTCAAAATACTGATGGCTTACAACAAACTATTACCATGTTAATTAATAAGGCTGTAGAGTTTATAGCTACTAATCTACCTAAGATAATTCAAGCAGGATTAACTTTGATAGTAGCACTTGCTAAAGGAATAGCAGAAAGCATACCAACTCTTATTCCAACGATAATTGATTGTATTATGACTATTGTTCAAACATTATTAGATAATCTTCCACAGATTATTGAAGCTGGAATCCAATTATTAATCAGTTTAATTCAAGGTATAGTAGATGCAATCCCTATGTTGATAGATATGCTACCAACAATTATTGAAACAATAGTAGAAGTATTAATAGAAAATTTACCATTAATTATTAATGCTGCAATCGAAATAATGATTGCTTTAATTAACGGATTAATAGTATCTCTTCCTAAATTAGTAGCAATGATTCCTAAAATTACAATGGCTATAATTAATGGTTTAATTAAAGCATTACCTCAATATCTAGAAAGAGGTGGAGAAGTAATTGCCACGTTAATTAAAGGTATTTCATCTATGCTAGGAACATTAGGATCAACTATCGGAAATGTAGTTTCAACTATAATAAATGGAATTAAAAATCTTCCTGGTCAAATGGTTAATTGGGGTAAAGATATGATTCAGGGATTAGTTAATGGTATAAAAGGTATGATTGGAAAAGTTGGTGATGCTGTAAAAGGTATAGCTAATAAGATTAAAAATTTCTTACACTTCTCTAGGCCAGATGTAGGACCATTGAGAGATTATGAAGAATGGATGCCAGACTTTGTTGAAGGATTAGCATCTGGAATTAAAAAGAGTACCCATTTAGTTCAAAGTGCAGTTGATGATTTATCTAGCACAATGTCAAATGGTTTATCATTTGATTCTGTTTTATCTAATGTTGATATGGCTATGAAAGGATTAAATACAAGTGTTAAAAATTCAATTAATCCAGTAATTAATCCAAATGTAACTTATGAATCTAATTACAATATGTTAGCCCAAGCAGTTAAAGAGGCACTAGCTGGAATGACAGTGGAACTAGATGAAGATCCAGTTGGTAAATTTGTTATTAAAAAAGTAACAGATGAAATATATAGTTAGGAGGTTTTTATGAGATATTATGTAACAATTAATAATAAAAATTCGTTAGAATTAACAGGATTATATATCAGTAAACTTCCAGATATATCAAAGCCAAGTAAAAGAGCAACGATAGAAGAGATTGATGGCAGAGATGGAGATATTATTACTACTCTGGGTTATAGTGCATATGATAAGGAACTTGAAATTGGTTTATTTGGTTTATATGATCTTGACGAAATAATAACTTTTTTTAATCAAGATGGAATAATAACATTTTCTAACGAGCCAGATAAATATTATAAATTTTCACTTTTAAATAAAATTGACTTTGAGGAACTATTAAAATTTAGAAAAGCAAAAATAACATTTCATTGTCAACCTTTTAAGTTCTCCACAATTGAAGAAAAGAAGATATTTAATAATTTATCAGAAAATGAATTGTCTATTAAAAACAATGGTAATGTTTATTCTAAACCAACTATTACAATAACAGGTGATGGAACTATAAATTTATCTTTGAATGAAGAAGAAGTAATTGTTTTAACATTAGATAATGAAACGATAGAGATAGATACAGATAAATTAGAAGCTTATAATCCATCAACTAAAGTTTTAATGAATCGAAAAGCAACTGGAAATTATGAAAATTTATATTTAAAAAAAGGAATTAATACCATTTCTTGGACTGGAACAATATCAGAAATAGATATTAAAAACTATTCAAGATGGATATAGAGGAGGAAATAAAATGGAATACGATAATATATATATGAATAGAGGAGATACTCTTGATTTTAAGTTTGATGTTGAAGGTGCCGAAGCTGATTTGTCTTCTGCTTTCTTTTCATGCAAAAAAGATCCCAACGATGATGAATATATTTTTCAAAAATCATTAGGTGATGGAATTGTTAAAGTTTCAACAGCAGAAGACGGAACAAGAACTTATTCAGTTACAACAAATCCATCTGATACAGAAGACTTAGAATACAAAACTTATTATTATGATTTACAAATTGCTTTTAGTGAAAGCCAAGTGTATACGCCTTTTAAAGGATTATTAAAAATAGATTGGGATATTACAAAACCAAGAAAAGAGGGGGAGTAATAAATGGCAGGAAATTTTAAAGTAAGAATGTATGATCTTCAAAACAGATACAAATTCAAAGTGTTTTGTTCTGGGACTCCATATGATGATTCAGAAGTTAAACAGGATATTAGTGATTTAAAAAATAGTAAAGCAAATAAAAGTGAAACATATTCTAAATCAGAAGCTAATACTTTATTAAATGCAAAAGCAAATACATCAGACGTATATACAAAAAGTGAAATTGATGCCAAAGTATCGTCAGTGTATAAATACAAAGGATCTGTACAGAATTATAGCAATTTACCAACAACAGGATTAACAGTAGGAGATGTTTATGATATTAAAAATGCTGATAGTACACATGGCATAAAAGCAGGAGATAATGTTGCTTGGAATGGAACGACATGGGATGTGTTAAGTGGAATAGTTGATTTATCAGAAATAAATAATAACATTGCCAACATAAATGGATTTTTGTTTGACGGAACAAATCCAACTAAAATAAAAGATTTTCTAACAATGATGAGAGCTATGTTAGTTACAGAAGGCGAATATGGTGTTGAATGGGATTTATTCGCAACTAACAATAGTTCTAGTTGTACTAAATTATATGATAATGTAGGATTAAGTATCACTCCTGGAACTGATTCAGTTGCAGAAGTAAATAATTATCCTAAAATATTTGACTCAATTGATTGTAATTACATTAATATTAATGGGGAAGATATCATTACAGCATTAAAAGGAATGTCTAATTATGGTGAAACTCCTTCTGAAATACAGAATGTTACTATTGATGGAGTAACATATACTCCAGATGTAGGGACAATTCATTTTTCAAGATATGAAAAATATGGAATCAACAGTTCAGGAAAATTTGAGTATTCTATGTCATGGATTCCAAAAGAAGGTTATAATCTAATTGATTTAGGAAAAGATAAAAATGGAAACTTTAAGCCATATTTCATTATCGCTAAATGTGTTGCTGGATATGATAGTAACAATAAAGTTAGAAGTGCATTTGGTTTAGATCCAGCGTGTCATTTAACTGGTAGTTCTGCAGGAGATGAGAATGCAGATCACAATATGAATTATACTAATTGTATTAATATATTCCATACTAGAGGAAATTATTATTCAGCAGCTTTAATGTCTGAATACGGTTTCATTATGAGAGATTTTTGGTTAAAGTTTGGAACAAGAAACACTCAATCAATTATGGCTGGAAATACATCAAACAGTTATCAATATGCTGTAGCGACTGCTGAAAATGATGTACATAGAGTTGTATTAACTAATGCACAAGCAGATAATATTGATTTATTAAGTTGTGTTTCTGTTGGTGATAGAGGTACTGCTACTAATAACGATCGTATTAATAAATATATGCACAATATTTGTAAATGTGCTAGAGTAATAGCTAAAGAAACTGTAGATACAGATCATACAGCTTTAATTCTTGATCATGCTAACTTTAATACTACTTCTACTACTTATGTTTCTACAATGCACGAAAGAAGTGGTTATAGTAAGTTTGTAAGAGGAAGATATGGATCGCCAATAAATAATACTAATGGAAAACATGGTATGGTATTTAATGGTATAGAAATAGCTGTAGGAGGTTATGAGGTTGCTGGTAATGCAATATTAGATATTGTAGATAATACAGGAAAGAGAGAGGTTTATGTTACGAATAATGCTACTAAATTAAGTGGTACTGTTTCAACAATTAAATCGACATATAATAAATCTTCTTTATCAATTCAACCAACTACATTAAATGCATGGAATTATATAACTAGATACGATTATGATCTTGCTAATGGTTTAATGGTACCTACAGAAGCAGGCCAAAGCGGATCAGGAACTTCTACAGGATTTGCAGATGGATTATATGTGGATAATGCAGCAAGTGGTCAAAGAGAATGCTTGTGGCTCGGCTCTCTGGCTAATTCTGGTGCTGCTGGCTTGTCCTGTCTCAATATGAATAATGGTATATCAAATGGTGCTTGGTTTATCCTC